GGTCCCTGTCGATCAAACGTTTGAAGCGCAGAAAGTTCCCCAAGGCACGGCACTGTCTCAGCTTACAGGCATACAAAGTCTTTCTACTCCGGTAGGTAGCCAGCTAATACAACCTGCGGTTTCCGCGGTCCAAGAACGCCTAGCAGGAATGTACGACCCCGGTCAGAGTGGCAATCCGGAATACCAACTTCAAACGGCGCAAAATATTATCCAGCAAGGCCTTGCGTCTGGTTTGAACTTAAACCAGATTGGTGCTTCGTTTAACCTAACCCCTGAACAAACACGCCAAGAGCTGTTAAGGGCGGGCGTAGATACCTCTACCATACCCGGCTTTCAAAACGGCGGTGCGGTAGATACGGGGGACCAAGGCAACGGTTTTTTTAGCTCCGTGGGCCGCGGCATAGCAGGCTTGGCCGGTTATGCAAAAGACAAGATGTTTGGCGATGTTCCGGAGTATATGGAAAGCGTCGAGGACGTCCGTTTTTCGGGCAGGCCCCAAAGCGAATACCGTGAAGAGTATTACGGTGAGGGGCCAACCTTTGAAGAAAGGCTAGTCATGGAATATGGCTACCCGGAAAGCCCCGAGCGCCAAGGTTCAGCAGACTTTAGCCGCGAGTCACGGCCCACGGATCGTCCTGACTTGCCCGCTACGTCAGAGATTTTAGACGCTAGAGCGCATGCGTTAGGTAGTGCGTTGTACGGAAAAGAGTACGGCGAGGAGGCTTCCTCTGCCATGGGTTCTTTTGGCGAGTTTTATGATCAAATGGTAGATCAAGCGACTCATGAAGACGTTGCGATGGACACGCGCAACAATGCGGTGGGTCGAAAGATTTTGCGTAATGCGGGTATTATGGCAACGACTCGCGATCTGACTAAGATGGTTGACCAGCAGATCTTGGATCAGTTGGATCGTATCATGGATCGTCCTGCTGAAAAGCGCCGAGCACAAAGCCCAGAGGGCGGACCGGATCTGTACTTCTCTAGGTTGGATCCAAGGACTTTAAAAACAACAACCGACCCCGGTGGCATCATTAACGCGAAGACGTACTCTCGTCACCCCAGCGGAATATAAAATAGGATACGGACATGGCAGAACCAAACCGCCCGGTAGTTTCTTTGATGGACCGCATGAGTGACGATCCTGATTTGTTGGTGGCTCAAGAAGACGCAGATTTAGCCTCGCCCAATGGTATGGATTTAGCCGACGATATTTTCCCGGATGGGATTGAAATCGAAATGGACGAGGAAGGCGGCGCTACTATTGACTTCGATCCTATGGCAGACACCATGGTTGATGAGGGCGATTTTTATCGCAATCTTGCAGAAGAAATAGACGATAGCGATCTTGGCCGTATTTCAAATGATTTGGTTGGTCAGTACGATGCGAACAAGGCGTCTCGCCAAGATTGGGAAGACACCTACACGCAGGGCTTAGAGCTTCTTGGTTTTAAGTACGAGGAGCGCACGCTTCCGTTCCGGGGCTCTACTGGCGTAACACACCCTTTGTTGGCGGAATCCGCCACTCAGTTCCAAGCACAAGCGTTTAATGAGCTTCTGCCACCAGACGGTCCGGTTCGTACCGCGATTGTTGGCGCGCCTGACAAAGAGAAAGAAGCTCAGGCACGTCGGGTTAAGGAGTTTATGAACTACTACATCACTAACGTGATGGAAGAGTACACGCCTGAATTCGATCAGATGTTGTTTTATTTACCCCTTGCCGGATCTACTTTCAAAAAGGTTTACTACGATGAGACCTTGGGTCGTGCGGTAAGCTCTTTTGTTCCTGCGGAAAACCTTGTAGTTCCTTACGAGACCAGCAGCTTAGAGACAGCGCCTATTATCACGCACGTAGTGCCGATTAGTGCGAACGATCTGCGCAAAAAGCAAGTCTCTGGGTTTTATCGGGACGTTCCGGTAACGCCTTCGCAAGAGGACCATTCGCAAGTTTCGGACGAAATTGACAACATACAAGGCGTTCATGCGTCTTACGTCAATTACGACTGCACTTTGTTGGAATTCCACGTAGAACTGGACCTTCCGGGCTTTGAAAACATGGGTGAAGACGGTGAGGAAACAGGCATAAAACTTCCTTACATCGTCACTATTAGCGAAGAAAACGGCCAAGTTTTGGCTATTCGCCGTAACTACATGGAAGAAGACCCGTCGTACAAGAAGATTCAGTACTTTGTGCATTACAAATTCTTACCCGGATTAGGTTTCTACGGTCTTGGTTTGATCCACACCATAGGCGGCCTATCTAGGACAGCCACAGCGGCCCTACGCCAGCTTATAGACGCGGGCACCTTGTCCAACCTACCGGCAGGATTTAAAGCCCGTGGCATGCGCATACGGGACGATTCGGAGCCTTTGCAGCCGGGCGAGTTTAGGGACGTGGATGCTCCGGGTGGCGCGATCCGTGAAAGCTAGATGCCATTACCGTTCAAAGGGCCGGATCAAACCCTGTTCCAATTGCTAGGGTTTGTGGTTCAGGCGGGCCAGCGGTTTGCTACGATTACTGATCTGAAGGTTGGTGACGGTAATCAAAATGCGCCTGTCGGCACTACGGTGGCAATGCTGGAGCAAGGCACGCGCGTGATGAGCGCAGTCCATAAGCGCATGCATTACGCTATGCGTCAAGAGCTTAAGCTCTTGTCCCAAGTCATCGCGGACTATCTGCCACAGGAATATCCGTATTCCGTAGAGGGCGGTGACCAAGCGATTATGGCTCAAGACTTTGATGATCGAGTTGATGTGGTTCCCGTATCTAATCCAAACGTTTTCTCGCAGTCTCAGCGTATAGCGGTAGCTCAATCGCAGCTAGAACTGGCTATGCAGGCGCCACAGCTTCACAATACGCATGAAGCGTTTAGGCGCATGTACGAAGCTTTGGGAGTGCGAGACATAGATAAAGTCTTGAATGCCCAGACTACGGAAGAGCCTCTGCCTAAAGATCAGGCTCAGGAGCACATTGATGCTATGGACGACGTGGCGCTTAAGGCTTTCGAAGGCCAAGACCACGATGCGCACATACTGGCTCACTTAACGTTTATGGCGTCAGGTGTTGTACAAAGCATGCCAAACATAGCGATGTCCCTGCAAAAGCACGTTTTGCAGCATGTTAAGCTTAAAGCTCGTGAGCAGGCCGCGGCCATGTTTATGCAACAGAATCAAGGTCAAGCGGCTTCTGAAGATCAGATGCTTGAGATTGAGACGATGGTTGCTCAGCTTATTGCTCAGGATATGCAAGCCGTACGTCAGGCTAGTCAGCAGATTATGGGCGGCGAGAACCAAGGTCCGGATCCGCTACTGGCGCTCAAAGAGAAAGAGCTTCAGATCAAAGAACAAGGCACTGCCGCAGATATATCGGAAGGTCAGCGCAAGCTTGATCTACAAGCAGCAACCTTGCAGGAAAGAGCGCGACAGTTTAACGAGCGCTTGGCTAGTCAGGAAGAAAGTAACGATAAGCGCATTGAGGCAACCACTCAGCGTGAATTAATGCGCATACAGGCGCAACGACAACAGCGAGGGCAGTAAAATGCAAGGTAAAGTAAAGATTATGGGCGGCCCTTCTCCAAAGGCGCCAAACCCTACAAACTACGCAGACATCAAAGGCCAAGGCAGAATTCCTTACGCCGTAGAAAAGTCTGAAAAAACACCCAATACCGCTAAAGGCATTTGCACTACAGGCAAGAGCCGCGGCATGGGAGCCATGCTTCGTGGTGGTGAATTCCACATTTGCTAGGAGAACGTCATGCCTTTGATGCGTGGTAATAGTTCAAAGACTATAAGCTCCAACATAAGCAAACTAAGGGATGAGGGCTATCCGCAAAAGCAATCCGTGGCTATTGCCTTGTCTAAAGCGGGTAAAAGCAAGCCTAAGAAAATGGCTGGCGGTGGTGTTGTGCGGGGCTTTAGTCCCATCATTATGAAGCCACAACGTTTCAAAGGTGTGTATTAGCCTTTTTTAAAAAAATAGTATAAGATTCACTGCAACTATATCAGACAAAATCATGGGAGGATTCATGGATGATTTGGTTGTGGTGCAGTTCGTTCAAAAAACTATCAAAGAACGCAGGGCTATGGCCCTAAGCATTTTAGAAAACAACGGTATAGCTTCCATGGAGCAGTATTCGATGCTGATGGGTGAGCTAAACGCATTAAATCACATAGCACAGGAACTCTCCTTCCTGCTAGAAAAACAGGAGCAGTTGAATGATTGAAGTACCCGGTTACCTAGCTAAAGAGCTAGAAAAAGAAGCCGCACAAAAAGCCGAAGAAGCCGCTAAAGAAAATGCTCCACGTGAAACATCGGCGGTGGAAGACATGTACGTTGAGCCTAAAGCACGGGTTTTAGACCCTTCAAAGGCTGACGCTTCTCTCCTTGAAAAGATGCCAAACCCTACCGGGTGGCGCATGTTGATACTTCCCTACCGAGGAAAAAGCATGACCGACGGCGGGATATATATTCCCGATAAGGTTTTAGAAGACGGTCAAATTCAGACCGTGGTTGGTTATGTCCTAAAGCAAGGGCCTTTGGCCTACAAGGACGAATCCAAGTTTCCCAATGGTGCGTGGTGTCAAGAAAAAGACTGGGTCATTTTTGCTAGATATGCTGGATCAAGGTTCCGCATTGACGGCGGTGAAGTTCGTATTCTCAATGACGACGAGATTTTGGCAACCATTTCTGACCCCGAAGATATTATTAGCTTTTAAAGGAGCGGAGCATGAGCGAAGAAGAAAAGCAAAATAAAGTAGAAATAGATGACGGCACGGTTGACATAGAAGTAGGCGAAGGTTTTGAAGGTCAGGACGTTGAAATAGATGACTTTTCTGACTCCTCCGAAGAAAAAGCCGTCACGGCGCAAGAAGATGAGCACGAAGAGTATTCGCAAAGCGTCCAAAAGCGCATTGCCCGCCTTACTAAGAAGATGCGAGAAGCGGAGCGTCAGCGTGAAGAAGCTTTAAAATACGCGCAAAGCGTCCAATCCGAGACAGAAACGCTACGGCATCGTGTCCAAGCTCTTGATCAGGGCTATATGACTGAGTACGGAAGTCGCTTGAGCATGGAGCAGCAGCAAGTAGAGTCCGAACTAAAGCGTGCGGTAGAAATGGGCGATTCTGACGCAACTGTTGCGGCACAGCGTAAACTTACGCAGTTAGCCGTAGCCTCGGATCGTTACGAGACTACTAAACAAGCCCAAGAACGTGCTTTAAAAGAACGCCAACAGCGTGCTGAGCAGCCACAACCACAACAGTTCGAACAACGGGCACAACCTGCGGTTAGGGCCCCTGATCCAAAAGCAGAGGATTGGGCGTCTAAAAACGAATGGTTTGGCTCGGACGAAGCCATGACTTTTGCGGCGTTTGGCGTACATAAGCGTTTGGTGGAGGATGAAGGATTTGACCCCACCAGCGATGAGTATTATAGTGAGCTAGACAATCGCATACGGAAGGAATTTCCGCACAAATTTAAAGACTCTACCGGCAAACGTCCTGTACAAAATGTAGCCGGTAGCGCCCGTGGAAGCACGGGTAGAACTGGACGCAAGCAAGTAAAACTCACGCCAAGCCAAGTAGCAATTGCTAAAAAGCTGAACGTGCCACTCGAAGAATACGCGAAATATGTCAAATAGGAGACGACGATGGCTGGTAAAAAACTAGGTTTTGAAGGTGTCGATCGAGCTTCTCGCGCAAACGACAGCAGGGAGAAAGAGCAGCGGCGTAAGCCTTGGGCTCCCCCATCCATGTTAGATGCACCACCTGCACCCGAAGGGTATGTTCACCGGTGGATACGTACAGAGGTTCGTGGTTTTGATGACCGCAAAAATATTTCTGCACGTTTAAGAGAAGGGTACGAGCTTGTAAGAGCCGATGAATACCCTGATTTTGAAGCTCCGGTTATAGATTCAGGTAAATATGAAGGTGTGTTCGGCGTTGGAGGACTTTTACTCGCACGCATTCCAGTAGAAACACTTGAAGAACGAACCCGGTATTTTTCTGGGAAAACTCAAGATCTTATGGATGCTGTCGATCACGACATGATGCGAGAGAATGCTCACTCAAGTATGGCGATCAATAAACCTGAACGCCAATCTCGTGTAACTTTTGGTGGCTCTCGAAAGAATTAAGCCACCCCTTTAGGAGAAAT